TCGACGCGCGCATCCTCAAGCACATCCGCCACACCGCGAAGCGTCTGGCCCGACAGGGCCGCATGCCCGGCATGGATGCCGACGACATCGCGCAGGATCTGTTCCTGGATCTCTGGCGCCGGCGTGCCGCCTTCGATCCAAGCCGCGCGAGCTTCGCGACCTTCGCGGATCGCGTCATCGCGCACCGCGTCGCCTCGCTGCTTTGCTCCACGGCACGCCTACGCGCGGAGCGCCAGCACCTCAGCCTTGACGATGGCGCCGAGCGCCCGGTGCTGGCGGACAGCCTCCCCGATCCGCAGGCGGTCTCGGAAGTCGACCAAGCGCTTGCCCTCGACGTCAGGCGCTTCCTCGAAGAGCTGCCTCCGGCCCTGCGGCGTTGCTGCGATCTGCTGCTGACGCCGAACCTGCGCGCCGCTTCGGCCGAAGCCGGCCTGCACCGCTCCACCATCTATGAGAATGCGCGCCGGCTGCGACGCCTCGCGGAGCGAGCTGGTTTGCGGGACTACGTTGCAGCGCCCCGACACTTCGCCGATCGCACCGGTAGGTGCCCGGCATGAGCACGCACCACACCTCGCGCGGACGGCAGAATGGCGCGACCGCGCGCCATCTGAACCAACACGATCTCGCCGCCCGCTGGCGCATGTCGGTCCGGACCCTCGAGCGCTGGCGCTCCCAGCGCCAGGGCCCGCCCTTCCTGAGGCTCGGCGGGCGGATCGCGTATCGCCTCGAGGACATCGAGGCCTTCGAGCAGGCCCAGCGCCAGGAGACCTCCGCCGCCTGACCGCACCCGGCTTTCCTGCCGGGTCTTCCCGGGAATGCAATACCGCCGCGAGGCGGAAACACCGGGACGGTCTGCTCCGCCGCGTCGGGGCCCGGCAGCACCTCCATCGACGGACCAGGAGCGCGACGACGAAGGAGTCACGCTCTGATGTTCAAGACCACGACGCCGCTGCAGCGGCTCCGCGAGTCCTCCTACGCGCTGGCCGACCTGCCGGACAGCGTCCGTACCGGCGAGCTCGGCGAATACGGCCAGCCGCTGAGCCGGGCCATCGGCGACGCGACGGTGGATGACGTCGCCTTCGCCATCCAGGCGCTCGGCGACGAGGCGGACGCGATCTTCCGGCGCGTCACCGCCCTCAAGCAGCTGCACGACCGCGCGCGGCGCGCCGGCGCCCGCGGTGCGGATCGCGCGGTGGAGGCCGCCGCGCGCTTCGAGGAGCGCCGCAAGTGAGCGCGCCCTTCGACAGCCGGCCGCCGGGCGGCTTCCGGATCATCACCGCCGATGAGCGCCTGGCCGAGCGGCGCGGCATCAAGGGCGTGCTGACCGGCATCTCCGGCATCGGCAAGACCTCGCAGCTGTGGACGCTGGACGCGGCCCGCACGCTGTTCGTGAACCTCGAGGCCGGGGAGCTCGCCGTGCAGGGCTGGCCCGGCGACGAGGTCCGCGTGCGCAGCTGGGAGATGGCGCGCGACCTGGCGTGCTGGATCGGCGGGCCGAACCCGGCGATGCGGCCGGACCAGCCGTATGACGCGACGCATTATCAGCGCGTCTGCGCCGCCTTCGGCACCCCCGAACAGCTGGCGAAGTACGACACCATCTTCGTCGACAGCATCACCGTCGCCTCGCGCCTGTGCTTCCAGTGGTGCAAGGGCCAGCCGCAGGCGGTGTCCGACCGCAGCGGCAAGCCCGACCTGCGCGGCGCCTACGGGCTGCTCGGCCAGGAGATGATCGGCTGGCTGACGCACCTGCAGCACACGCCGGACAAGAACGTCTGGCTGGTCGGCCTGCTCAACAGGCAGCTCGACGACTTCAACCGCCCCTACTTCTCGCTGCAGATCGAGGGCAGCAAGACCGGGCTCGAGCTGCCCGGCATCGTCGATGAGGTGATCACCCTCGCCGAGATCCCGCGCGAGAAGGAGGCGCCGTATCGCGCCTTCGTCTGCACCACGCTCAATCCCTTCGGCTACCCGGCGAAGGACCGCAGCGGCCGCCTCGCCACGATCGAGGAGCCGCATCTCGGCCGGCTGATGGAGAAGATCCGCCGTCCGCTCGCATCGCCGCCCGCGGCGCAGTTGCAGGTCGGACTGCCCGCGGCGGCGCCCGCGACCCCCACCACCAGCACGACGGCGCAGGAGGGCTGAGCCATGTCCGGCAGCTTCACGCACGACTTCAACGGCGCCGAGGCGCAGCAGGACGCCTTCGAGCCCATTCCCGCCGGCACGCTGGCGAAGGTCCGCCTCACCATCCGGCCCGGCGGCGTCGGTCCGGAGGGCTGGGTGACGCAGAGCCGCACCAGCGAGGCGCAGTACCTCAACACCGAGGCGGTGATCCTGGAGGGGCCGCATGCGCGGCGCCGCGTCTTCACGCGCATCGGCCTGCGCGGGAAGGGCGCGCAGGGGGCGGACGACCCATACGGCAACCGCGGCCGCGCGCTGATCCGGGGGATCCTGGAGAGCGCGCGCGGCATCGCCGCGAAGGACAGCTCCGACCGCGCCCGCGCCGCGCGCACCATCCGCGGCTACGGCGACCTGAACGGGATGGAGTTCCTCGCCCGCATCGGCGTCGAGAAGGACCGCGACGACCCGCGCGGCCCGGGCCGCAACGTCATCGCTGCCGCGATCGGACCCGAGCACGCGGACTACGCCCGCCTGATGGGGGCGGCGCCGGCGCAGCCCATGCCGCCCGGCCCGGCGGCCCCGGCCACTGGCGGCGCCGCGCCGCCCTGGGCAGCGGCTCAGCCCTCCCAGCCGCCCGCCGCGGCGGGCAACGCGCCCTTCTGGGCGCGCTGAGCGGGAGGCCCCCGATGATCCCGCGCGACTACCAGCGGGCGGCGGTCGCCGCCGCCCGCGCCAAGACCGCGACGGAGGGCAATACGCTGGTCGCGCTTCCCGTGGGCGCCGGCAAGACCGTGGTTGCCGGCTTCTACATCGGCGAGGAGGCGGCGGCCGAGCCCGGCGCCCGCATCCTGGTGCTGCAGCACACGGACGAGCTGATCGAGCAGAACCGCGCGACCATCGGCCGGGTCGCCGGCCTCTCCGCCTCGGTGGTGAAGGCCGAGCGGGACGACTGGTCCGGCCAGGTGATCTTCGGCAGCGTGCAGACCCTGGCCCGCTCCGCGCGGCGCGCCCGCATGGGGCAGGTGTCGCACCTCGTCATCGACGAGTGCCACCGCGCGGCCGCCGACAGCTACCAGGCGATCATCGCCGACGCCCGCGCCGCCAACCCGAAGCTGAAGCTGCTCGGCCTCTCGGCCACGCCCGAGCGCGGCGACGGTCGGAGCCTCCGCAGGACCTTCTCGAACATCGCCTTCCACCTGCCGATCTCGGCGCTGATCGCCGAGGGCATCCTGGTGCCGCCGCGCACCTTCACCATCGATGTCGGCGTCAGCGAGGATCTCGACCAGGTCGGCGCGACGGCCGGCGACTACGACATGGACGCCGCCGCCAAGGTGCTGAACCGGGCGGTGGTGAACGAGGCGGTGGTCGAGCACTGGCGCGAGCGCGCCGGCGACCGCCGCACCATCGCCTTCTGCGCCACCGTCGCCCACGCCGAGGCGGTCGCCGCCGCCTTCCGCGCCGCCGGCATCACCGCCGCGACGGTCACCGGCGAGATGCCGGCGAAGGAGCGCGCGGCGCTGCTCGCCCGCTTCGACCGCGGCGAGGTGCAGGTGATCACCAACTGCATGGTGCTGACCGAGGGCTTCGACAGCCAGCCGGTCGGCTGCATCGTCGTGCTCCGCCCGATGCTCCACCGCGGCACCTTCATCCAGGCGATCGGGCGGGGGCTGCGGAAGGTGGACCCCGAGCGCTTCCCCGGCGTGGTGAAGACCGACTGCATCGTCCTCGACTTCGCCGGAGCGGCGCAGCGGCACGGCTCGATCGAGCACGACGGCATGCTTGCCGAGGAGGAGGACGAGGGGCCGGGGAAGTCGCCGTACAAGACCTGCCCCACCTGCGAGGCCGAGGTGCCGCTCGGCACCCTCGCCTGCCCGTTCTGCGGCCATGTCTGGGAGCGGAAGCTCCGCGAGAAGCGCCCCCTGCAGCGCTTCGGGCTGACCGAAATCGACCTGCTCGACCGCTCGCCCTTCCGCTGGTGGGACATGCACGGCGACGGCCACGCGATGATCGCCTGCGGCTTCGACGCCTGGGCCGGGGTGTTCTTCGACGGGGAGCACTGGCACGCCGTCGGCAAGCTGCGCCAGGGGCGGCTGCGTCATCTCGGGGTCGGCGAGCGCGCGCAGGTCCTGGCCGCGGCGGACGACTTCCTGCGCCAGGCCGAGACCAGCGCCGCCGCCACCAAGAGCCGGCTGTGGCTGAACCACCCGGCGACCGCCCGCCAGCGCGAGCTGCTCATCAAGGCCGGCGATGCCGATCCGGCGCTCGACTTCGGGCTGTCGAAGTACGCGGCGAACTGCCGGCTGAACTTCCTCTGGCACCGGCCGCAGATCCTGGCCGCTGTATTTCCCAAGGGCATCGCGAGGGCGGCATGACGCCGGCGTTCGATCATGCCGTTGGCACCCGCACCGCGCGCGCTCTGCGCCGTCTGCCGGCGGCGGGCGCGCGGCTTCGGCTGGTTCGACCCGACCTCCTCGAAGCCGCCGCGGCCTTCCGTCTCCTTCTGCTCCATCACCTGCCAGAAGTGGTGGACGCGGCGCGCCGCCCGGGAGGCGCCCGCCATGGTTGACCTCACCGAACAGGAGCGCGCCGCCCTGCGCGCCGCGATCCGCGCCATGGCCGAGGTGATGGCCGAGATCGGCTGGACCACGCCGCTGAACGCGCTGTCGGAGCAGCAGGTGCTGACGCTCGCGGAGGTGGCCGTCGGCGCCTTCCAGGACGCGATGCGGCCGTCCTGTCCGTCCACCTCCCCGGAGGTTCCCTTCTGATGACGGAGGCCAGCCTCGACTTCAATCACCGCCCGAAGCCGCCGACCGCGGCCGAGGCGATCAACGCCCTGATCGACGCGGCGCTGGTGGCGGAGAACGGCACGCGGGCGCGCCGCGAGTATCTCGGCGGCTCGCGGCTGGGCGATCCCTGCGCGCGGCGCCTGCAGTACGAGTTCCTCGACGTCCCGCGCGACCCGGACACCGGCTTCTCGGGCCAGACGCTCCGCGTCTTCGCGGTGGGGCATGTCTTCGAGGATCTGGCGATCGGCTGGCTCCGGCGCGCCGGCTTCGACCTGCGCACCCGCAGCCGCAGCGGCGAGCAGTTCGGCTTCTCGGTCGCGGCCGGCCGCGTGCAGGGCCACATCGACGGCGTGGTCGTGGCAGCGCCAGCCTCCGCCCAGAGCGTCGTCGCCGTCCCGGCGCTGTGGGAATGCAAGTCGGCCAACGCCCGCAACTGGAAGGAGATCGTCCGGCGCGGCGTCGCCGCGGCCAAGCCGATCTACGCGGCGCAGGTCGCGCTCTACCAGGCGTACATGGGCCTGACCGAGGCGCCGGCCCTGTTCACCGCGGTGAACAAGGACACCGCCGAGCTGCACCACGAGCTGGTGCCCTTCGACGGCGCGCTGGCCCAGGCCACCAGCGACAAGGCGGTGCGCGTCCTGCAGGCCTGCGACGCCGGCGAGTGGCTGCCGCGCATCGCCGCCGAGCCCGATCACCCCGAATGTGCGCGCTGCCCCTGGCGCACGCGGTGCTGGTCATGAGCGCCGCCGAGGTGAACCCGCCGATGCCGGTCGCCCCCGATCCCGCCATGGTCGCGGCCTATGCCGACATGGTCTTCGGCTGGTGCGAGGGCTGGGTCGCGGTCCGCGCGCTGGCCGAGAAGGGCGGGCCCGACCGCGCGCCGCACACGCCCTTCCTGCCGGCCGATGCCGATCTGCCGGCGAAGCTCGCCGTGCAGGCGCGCTGGGCCGCCGAGGCGGGCATGGCGCTCTACGTCATCCCCGGCACGGTCGTCGCACCCGGCCAGGCCAGCGCCGAGCACATCGTGCAGATGCAGGTGGTGCTGGTCGATCTCGACGGCGGCGACATCGCCGCGAAGCGGGCGCATCTGGTCCGGCACCTCGGCCCGCCCAGCCTCGAGGTCGCCTCCGGCGGCGTCACGCCGGAGGGCCAGGCGAAGCTCCACCTCTACTGGCGGCTCACCGAGCCGGCCACCGGCGAGGACCTGGCCACGGTGTGCCGGCTGCGGCACGCGATCGCGGTGAAGGTCGGCGGCGATCCGGCCTTCCGCTCGGCGCACCAGCCGATCCGCGTCGCCGGGTCTGTCCATGCCAAGGGCGGGCAGCCGAGGCTGGTCGCCATCCTCTCCTCGGGCGGCGCGGACCGCGACCTCACGGAGTTCGCCGAGGCGGTGCTCGCCATGCCGCCCCTGGCGGGGGTGGGCAGCGAGGTGGCGCCGGACCCGGCGGAGGACCCGCTCGACTTCAACGGCGCCGGCCGCGGCGAGGTGACCGAGCTCTTCGCCCAGGTGGTGCGCGAGGGCGGCGCCGATGGCCTCACCCGCTTCGAGGCGCTCTCCCGCATCATCGGCTACTGGATCCGCCGCTGCCAGGACGGCTTCGTCACCGCGGCCCAGGCTTGGCAGGAGATCCAGGACTACAACGCCGCACGGATCAGCCCGCCCTGGCCCGAGGACCGGCTGCGCCAGGAGGCGGAGCGGCTGTGGCGCCGCGCCGAGGCCAGTCACCCCGGCACAGGTGCAGGCGAGCCCGACCAGGCCGTAGCCGAGGGCGATGGGCCGGGCGACGATGGCCCGCTGCCGGTCGGCTTCACCGAGGACGCCCTCGCCGCCGCGTTCAGCGCGCAGCATGGCGAGGACTGGCGGCATGTCGCGGTCTGGGGCGCCTGGCTCACCTGGACCGGAACGCGCTGGGAGCGCGAGGGCACGCTGCGCGCCTTCGACCTCGCCCGCCACGTCTGCCGCGCCGCGGCCAACCGCGCCAACAACGCCAGGGTCCGCACGAAGCTCTCCCAGGCCGCAACCGTCGCCGCCGTCGAGCGCCTGGCGCGCGCCGATCGGCGCCACGCCACCACCGCCGAGGTCTGGGACCGCGATCCCTGGCTGCTGAACACCCCGGCCGGCGTCGTGGATCTGCGCAGCGGCGCGCTCGCCCCGCACGACCGCGCCCTCTGCATGACCAAGATCACCACCGCCGCGCCCCGGGGCGACTGCCCGGCTTGGCTCGCCTTCCTCGCCCAGGTCACGGGCGGCGACGCCGAGCTGCAGGCCTACCTCCGCCGGGTGG